TTATTTATATACTTTGTTATACGAGTTACATCGGAGTCTAGCTGAGGCGTCTCAGATTCTAAATCTTCTCTCTCGTAAGTATTATCCACTGGTGGCGAGCTTTCTTGTTGGTCTTGTTCACCTTGCAAGTCTTGTTCGGCACCATTTCCATCATTGGGCGAAGGCTCAGCATCAATCTGCTTTTGCATGTCTTCAATTTCTTCGTCAGTTAGCTTCATTACATTCTTTTTAACCCACTCTTGAGAGTAATATCTACCAACAAATGGATCAATCATGCCTACCATGTTAAGACGCTCACGCAACAATTCAGCTTCTTTTAATTCCTGGAAGTTATTATCTTTCTTGTAGTCGTAGTAAATGTCTTCTCTAAATGTTTGCCATTCTTCTTTAGAACAAATACCTTTCAACACTAGTTGAGTGGCAAGAGCATGATCAAATATTTGAGAGAACTTATTACGAATACGTGTAATAAACTTAGCAAACTTTAATTCGTCTCTTGTAACTTCAGTAGTTCGACCTAGACCAACCATTCCTTGTTGAGCGTCTAATCTAGAGTATGGAACACCCAACGATTGCAATAGTTTCTTTTGAAAGTATTGAACATCAGCTAATTCACCTAAATTTTGACCTGGTGGTAGTGTAGTAATCTCTGTGCCCTTACCACCCTCACGACGAGGTAACCAAAAATCTTCTAGCATAGATAAGTGTTTACGGTCATCGCGTAACTCACCAGTGCTTGAATCGTATACCATTTTGTTACGGTATTTAACCATAACGTCTCTCATATACTGCTCTGCTTTACCTTTAGGTAAGTTACCAACGTCGATATAAAATATACGTCTTTCAGGTGCTCGTGATAAACGATAGATAACAATGGCATCCTCAATCATACGTAATTGATTAAGTGGTTTGATTGCTTTATGTAAATACGAAATAACGAATGTGTTTTTAGCATCCATCATGCCAGAATTTACATTCAATATAGAATCTGGTGCAATCTTAATACCTTGATTTACATTGGCACCGAATGTTTGAGTCGTTGTGCCTCTATCAGAATACACATAATATTCCGCAGTAGATTTAATAATGTCAGCGCCCGTCTTAGGGTCTTTATCTTTTCTGACTTCTCGAACTTTTCTAATTTTACGAGGGTCAATGTATCTTAATTCTTTAATGCCTTCTTTTGGCTTCTGGTCATCTACAATTACGTGATAGAAGAGTCTACCATCGATATACCATCTACGAAACAAATCGTCAGATAGATTAGAAAAGTTCATTAACTTAAGAATATTTTTAAACTCTTCTTGAATTTTCTTTTTAACAGCATCAGGCTGCTTTAGTTTATCTGTTACAATATCAACCACAACACCATCTTCATCGTGAGTAATAGCTTCGTTGACAATTTCATCAATAGCAGACTCACATTCTGGATGGTTGGACATTTCTCTGTAACGAGTGATAAGCTCTAACTCATTACGAACGGATCCTTCCAAATCGACGTAAGTGCCGAAGTGAGCGTTTTGAGTAATAGTAACTGCACCGTCGTCTAATGCGGCGGTGGGTAATGCAAACGAAGTTTGCTGAGGTTCTTCAACCTTAACAATATCCTTTGCGCCTAAATTAAAACCAAATAGTTTGATTGCCACGAATTTTTTTCCTTAACATAATAATAAAGAATAGGGGGAGAATACCTCCCCCTAGTACTTATACGACTAAATCTTCAACTGATTCCCACCATTGGTATGATAGAGTTACGGAAAATTCCTCAATAGTATCGTTAGCACCCCAATCAACATCGATTGGAGATACGTCTGTAGGGAATACACCGATAAATTTATATTTTTTCAGGATATTACCATTTTTACCATATTGACGAACTTCGCTGTCTACTGTGTAGCCCAGTGGAGTTTGTGCGGCAGGATTGCGAACATTTAAACTGTGGCTGTTTAAACCATTTAACCAACGTTCAAATGCATTACGAACTACAAAGTCTTCATCGTTAATAACTGTGATTGTCCAATCAGCAAATGTTCTGTTACCAGCAAACTTTAGTTCACGACCAAAGTATTGTACTGGTACAGCATTAACTGTAGAACCTGGTAATTGAGCAGTCTTACACATAAATGTAAGTTTAGTCTGCGCGTTACCCGGAACAGCAAAAGCTGGAAACGGAAGCGTTACCTCGAACAGGTTTGGTCTAGCACCGTCTCCAGTCATCTGAGAGCGGAATTGATTTACATTAAAAGCCATTTTTTTCTCCTATCTCTCTATTTATTAGAATTGTCCAACAATTTCGTCAAAACTTACGCCTGTTCTTACGGCAACGAAATTAAGTTGAATAAAGTTTATTGAACGTGCTGGTTTAACGTAAATATCACCGACAAACTCGTTGCGATCAATAATTTCTGCTGTGTTGTTTGTTTCGTCACATATAACTCTGAAATCAAAGATACCACGACGACCTTGAATATCGCGTAAGAACGGCTCAACTAGATTTACGAATTGTGCGCGAGTAAACTCATCGTTGAATTCGAACAATGAAGAGCGTGATGCGCGAGCAATTGCTTTCTCTAATACAATAAACAAGCGACGAACGTTAATTCTATCAAACGCGCTTGGACGAGATAGTAGAGTTTTATCACCGTAAAGAATTGTACCTTCACCTGGGAAAGTAACTACTGGGTTAACACCCTTAGAGTACAAAGCATCACGTTCCGCTTTAGTTGGGTTCCAAGAAAGTTTAACAACATTCTTAATAACACCACGATTTAAACCAGCAGGTGAGAACCAAGGATCGCGTTCTACGTCTGTACGAACGCATAACCCCGCAACATCACCATTTAAAGGGATCCAACGATATACGTCGCTATATTTGTCGTACTGGTATTTCCAACCAGAATCCATTACTGCGTATGAAGATGATGTTAATGAAGTTCTACCAGACAACAAATCTGTTGACTCTGAACCTGCATTGTTAACTACATCATCAAAATCAGGAGAGATAAACACTAAGCAATCTTTACGCGATTCTGCAATTGCTGTTACGTAGTTAGGAATTGTTGCTCCAGTTGTAGCACCAGTCAGTAACAAGGAGACGTTGATTGCGTCTGGATTACTGAATAAATCGTATCCACGAGTAACGTCACCTGTAGTTAGTGGGTTATCTGTACCACCTGATAATGCAAAATTATCATCTGAGGTTAATGATGCAAACGCTTTATTTACCGCTGTTGTTCCCCAGTTTGTACCGTCTGAGTTATGTTTTGCCCACCAAACCCATTTAGAACGACTGTTGATTACATCTTTATAATAGTTACTAGAACCGTCTGGGTTTTTAGCGTCAGAGGCCTTAGATACGAAACCAAATTTCTCTAGAATAGTATCAACAGTACCAGTAATTGCGCCCGTTGAGTCAAAAACAACAATATGCAACTCGTCGTTTGAACCACCTTTTAATGAAACGTATTCTGATGTGCTAGGAGCAGAAGTGAAATCGTCCGCATAAGCCCAACCTACGTGAGTATTAGAATCTGAAATAGCAACGCCAATCGAGTTGCCTAATGCACCCGCATACTTAGCAACAAAATCGTTACTGCCAGTACCACTTGAGTAATTTAACTCGTAGTCTGTTTTATTTTTAATCTGTAAACCAGTACCTGAGGTTGTAGCATTTTTAGCTGAAGTGTTAGCTGTACGAACAACTCGTAAATCTGCACCGTAGGCTAGAAAGTTTGCTGCTGTGAAAAACTGTGTGTAGGTGTTGCTGTCTGGTTTGCCAAATGTTTCTGCAAGACGGATTTCATTACCAATAGCAGTAATCTCATCTATTGGTCCCCATGCAAAATTACCAGCAAAACCACCAATAGTAGTAGCAACGGAAGGTACAACCGTTGTTAAATCTACTTCAGAGACATTAACCCCTGGTGATAATTGAAATGCCATTTTTTTATTCTCCTATTATGACACGAAAAAAATAAATCGTATTTTTATAGTGTATTTATGAAATTAGAAATTTGAGGGAAGATACCCTCTTTCTTTTACTACACTCCACGCATCCCCATCACTATCAACAAACTTTTCACTTTCATCCTCATAATTACCGTCAAATATTCCTACGGGAGATAAACTATCTTCTATGATAGTATTTGTGTGGTCCAACAACTGCTGTCTAATATCCGTGCTTGTGTATTCTTTAAAGAAACTTTGTGCGGTTAACCACGCAAATAAAACAAGACCCATACATAGGTCATCGTGATTTCCTTCTTCAGCTTTATACGTATCTCTGTCTCTTGTAAATGTATTTAGCTCAGATATTGTATCAAAATCCGTAAGCGTTATCTTGTCGTTTTCAATCATTGCTTTTAAATTAGCACAACCAACTTTCTTGACAGATTTTGTGGTTTTTATTCCAAATCCTGCAGACCTTTTGAACCCAGACGATATACTTTGACCTTTAATGTTATGAGACTCTAATCTAAATATATTCTCATAC